CGGCGAAGCGATTATAACCTTTCATACAGATGGCAGGATAGAAACAAAGGGCGGTACAATACAAGCTCGGGACCTAACTGCTGTCATCAAATTAATGAAGCGTATGATGACTGACATGGCCAATGATGAGGAACTTGCAGAGAAGTTCCCCTACATTAAAGATGCTGCTCATGAGTGGGTTATGGATGAACTAAGGAAATAAAATGGCTACATGGACTATTACAAACTATCATAAGAAGAATGCAGTAGAACGCCAGTACTGGGTTAAAGATGGCGTAGTTGTAATTAAAGACGAAGGTTTTCGCTGGGGCACCTGGACCTGCGAAAGTGATGACATGCCTGACATTGATCTTGACAATCCTGACGGCTATGAGCTTATGGGCACAGACTACGAGTGGGAAATGCAGGACATGATTGACGGTTGTTGGGTTGACTGGGAATTTCCCGATGACATGAGCGAAGAAGAACAGGAGCGTATCCAAGCACTTTGGGAAGAAGATTGGTACGAAGGCATGGAAGGTGATGGCTGGGTCAACGATGACACTGAACATTGGATCTACGGACCAATTAAACTTGTTAATGAAGATACCAAAGAAGAATTTCATGGTGACGAATAAAATTAAGGAAACTAAATGATAGAAGCTTTACTACTTTTTATATTGTCTTTTGTTGGAGCATATTTTTTAGTCAAGCGTTTGCCCGACAGTGCATGTACAGGCGACTGCCGTCAAGGAAGGGATTGTAACTGTGTCAAAAAATAAAATTTATTATTCATGGCAAGACTTTGACCGCGATGTAGTTGAGCTTGCTCGTCAAATTTGGATCAGTGAGTGGAAGCCAGATTATATTGTTGGCATTGTTCGCGGTGGCTTACCATTAGCTGCTAGTCTCAGCAACTATATGAATATTCCTATGCATGCTCTTAAAGTTAGTTTAAGAGACAATGTATATTCCGAAAGCAATTTATGGATGGCCGAAGATGCCTTTGGTTATGTTCCTGCAGAAGAACAAGAAGTAATAAAAAGTCGTTGGGATCCAAAGCATCGCAAGAACATTCTAATAGTTGATGATATCAACGACAGTGGGGCTACTTTTAATTGGATAGTCGATGACTGGCAACAGTCTTGCTTGCCCAATGAAAGTGGAGTTTGGAATGTAGTATGGGGAAATACTACAAGGTTTGCTACGCTATGGGATAATCCGGCTAGCAAGTCTAAATATTCTATGAACTACACTATACACGAAAAAGACCCAGAACTTGAACCATGGATCGTATTTCCATGGGAACAGCCTTTTGTAAAATGAGGACAACATGGCAAAAAAGAAATCAAAATCTAAAGATTGGCTAGATCAGCAGGTAGATGAACTTAACGATGCCTTTGCGGATGAGTTGAGTAAACTTACAGCCGAAGACATTCCTAGAATTACAGGCAAGAAATCTAAAGAAACTTGGCCTAAAGTTACAGTGGGCAGTCATAGTGTACGCACAGAATATGAAGATGGTCGTGTAGAACTAGTCACTGACTGGGAAGCACTTCAGCGTGATGTACGAGCGGCCATTGCTAAGTATGAAGCAAATATTCCGGCTGCTACTATCAAGCAAGAAAAGCCCAAGCGAGCTCGGGCTGGAGGTAAATTTGTAGCCGACGATCCTACTACTCCTGAAAACGAAGCATGGGTTGGTGGCAAAGCACCAGCAAAGATAACGGCAACTAAAAAGCCAGCAAGGAAGAAAAATGAAAAGAAAATCAAGTAAAAAGAAACCCGAAATCACTGTAACAGTAGATGACACTGAAATCTTCAACATGGAAGATTGGCCGTGGCGAGATGCTATCAAAGAAAACGACAGTATGTTGGTTTTTAGGGATGGGTTTCCAGTAAGCGAAGCTGGACATTTCTTATTCGTACCAAAGACCAACGACATGGACAATATTGCTGCTTGTCTTAACGCCGCAGTTAAACAAGGTGCAGTATTTGTTGAACAAAATGTCTGCGATGGATTCAATGTTGGTATGAATTATGGAGAAGCTGCTGGACAAACTGTTATGTGGCCACACATACATTTGATTCTTCGTAAAAACGGCGACTGCGAAAATCCTCGAGGGGGAGTGCGACATGTCATCCCAGGCAAGGGCGACTACACTGCAAATTGATCAAATTCTGGTCAACTTAAATTTTTGGGAATTCAAACAGTTGGAATACTGGTTGACAGATCATTATTCTGACTGTAAAATAAGAGAGTTGTACGACAACTGGTCAGAACCCTATCAAAAACAGTGGTACGCTATAGAAGGCGCAGTAACACGAGAATTAGAAATGCTAATCAAACTGCGTTATGGCGACAAGGATGTAAAAGGAAGATACTAACTTGGAAAAATTAAAAATCAGTGAGATCTTTTATTCGGCGCAAGGCGAAGGAAGATTTGTAGGTGCTCCTAGTGTATTCCTGCGAACATTTGGCTGTAACTTTAAATGTGCAGGATTTGGATTGAATCGAGGCGAACATACTAACGAGCCCGACGAGATTGGTAAGAATGTACACTTGTACAAAAAGTTTGAAGACTTGCCCCTGGCCAAATACGGGTGTGACAGTTATGCTAGTTGGCATCCTGCGTTCAAACATTTGAGTCCAAGTTATACAGTAGAAGAAGCTGTGGATGCTATGGTTAAACTATTGCCACACAATCGTTGGCGACAGCCTCATGGCGGCGATGTGCATTTAGTTATCACCGGCGGTGAACCTTTACTGGGTTGGCAACAACTATATCCAGCATTGCTCAATGAAGCTCGCATGCGAGAACTACGCAATTTAACATTTGAAACCAATGGTACTCAGCATGTCGGCCGAGATCTGGCTACTTGGATTCATCGCGAATGGCATCATGATGGCACTATGAACCTAGGCCGCGGTTATCAAACTGTTACATTCAGCGTTAGTCCTAAACTCAGCGCCAGTGGTGAAAAGTGGCAGGATGCTATCAAACCCGAAGTCATTGAAGAGTATCAAGACTACGGTCATGTTTATCTCAAGTTTGTAGTATCTAAACTAGAAGATTTTGAAGAAGTAAATCAAGCAGTAAGTGAATATCGAGCCAAGGGCTTTGACGGTGATGTATATGTTATGCCTGTGGGCGGCACTGACACAGCATATTTTGAAAACAACAAGCGTGTGGCGGATGTTGCACTAGAAAACGGTTATAGATACAGTCCACGACTGCATGTTGATATTTGGTCCAACGGTTGGGGCAAATAATGTTTGGTACTAGTTATACTGGAGGAAATCCATTGAAAGCACAACAGCCTGCTCAGGGAATCATGTTACAAGGTGATTATGGCGATAGTAAAAGTTTTAAAATAGAGTGCGACTGCAATAGTGATGACCATTCAGTATACATGTGGATTGAAGTACAGCGTGATCAAGATGTTCCCGATGTTGAAGTTAGTTTTTATGTAACTACTTGGACTCGAGAGTTTTGGAGTGATTGGTCTTCTAGGCTTCGAGCTGTCTATGAAATTCTTGTTAAGGGCGTACACAAACAAGAGCATCACATGCTATTGAATAAACAAAGTGCCGTGAACTTTGCTCACGCAATTTTAGATAATGTAAAAGAAATGGAAAAACAAAATGGAAATACAACCAAAAGATCCAAGTAAAGGACATTTTTATGTTAGCCTTGTTAAAAGTGGATTACGCATCGGTGCAGGTATTACATTGATTCAGGGATTAATTGTTCCTGCCGGTGCATTGTTTATTGCAGCAGAAATTTTAGGCATTGTTGAGGAACTGGTATGAATCTTTTCAAAAACCTATTTGGTAAAAAAGAACAGCCTGTTAATCCTAAGGAAAGTAAAGAGCCTTGGGTCAATGTAGTCAACACAGACTTTGACGAAAGCAATCCACGACAAGGATACATGGAACTTGAGTGGAACACTGCCTTTGTTGACTTTCTAAAACAACACGGCTATAAAGGCAAAAACGACGAAGAAATCGTTGATAAATGGTTTACCGAATTGTGCAAGAATATTGGTGCCCAAATGGACGAAGAAGCCAAATTTGTAGCCGACGCAGACATTTTACCAAAAGCTCGTAAGAAAGTTGACAAGAAATCCAATGTCAAGTAAACTAAACTGGAACTTTCGCGTAAACTGGATTGGTGAAGATCATATTTTGGTTGCTTACAAAAAACAAGACAACGATGATTGGCAAGAGTTTTTGTTTACCGTAAGAGAGTACTCGGAGTGGATGAGTTTACTGCAAGAGTTTAACACAGCCTTTAGTGAACAAATCGACGAAAAATTAGTTGAATCCTATTTAAAGAATGAGTAAAATGTACTTACTAGTTGATGCCGCAAACATGTTCTTCCGTGCCCGACATGTGGTGCGTGGAGAAGATGCTGAAACCAAAGTTGGTATGGCATACCATATTATGTTTAACAGCATTAACAAAGTATGGCGGGACTTCAAAGGCAGTCATGTTGTTATCTGTCTTGAAGGTCGTTCGTGGCGTAAGGATGTGTATGCTGGCTACAAGCGTAACCGCACAGATGCTCGTGCTGCCTTGACACCAAAAGAAGCTGAAGAAGATAAAATCTTTTGGCAGGCTTTTGATGAACTTAAAGAATACTTTCAAGGCAAAACTAACTGCACAGTTCTACAGCATGAACGCTGTGAAGCAGATGACTTTATTGCTCGCTTTATCCAAACTCATCCCAACGACAATCATGTTATTGTCAGCAGTGACAGCGACTTTTATCAACTGCTGGCCGGCAATGTTCGACAGTTCAACGGCATTAGCAAAGAGCTGATTACCATTGAAGGCATCTTCGACGAAAAGGGTCGTAGGGTATTAGATAAGAAAACTAAAGAGCCCAAGCCTGCTCCGGAGCCTGAATGGCTACTGTTTGAAAAGTGCATGCGTGGCGACAGC